TTTTATTAGTTTCTTCTTCGATATATTCGAACTCGTCGGAGACGTCTGGCTTTTCAACAACCAAATTAAGCTTAAGAGACATACAATTATTTATACAATAGTAACGTAAAAGTCAAATTAATTCTTTTTCTGTTAGTATAATAAAGGTTAACCCCCTCTTTTTACCATACTTTTTAGCTGCTTCCCACTTGGCTTGATTAATAACATAATTTTTTTGCTCGTATATAAGGTGTTGTTTTTTTCTATATTTTGTTTGTGGAGGCTTGGTTTGTTTAGATGGTTTAATCTCTACTAAGTATTTCTTAATCTCATTTCCCTCTTTTATTACTACATAGTTATCAACAAAATATCTATGAACTCTACCATCTAGTGGACTAGTATACGGTACAATAACATTTTCACTACCCCACTTTAGTACATTTTTATTATTATCGCAGAATCTAAAAAACTTTAATTCCAGACCTGATCTGTATGTAGCTTTTGAACCTATAAACTTTTCTTTATTATTTGGTACAAACTCTCCTTGTCTCCATTTTGGTCTCTTTTTCATTACCCAACAAAGAATAGAGTAGGATCATTATCACCCATACCTGGAGATGAACCTTCTAGTAGTTTTTGCTCTAGCTCTGCTTTCTTAGTAGAACCTTCGCTTAACATATCTGCATTTAGAGAGCCGCCTCCAAGAAGATTAACACTACCAAACTTTCCTCTTACCCTTCCTATCGTGATCATACTTAACGCTAAAGCATATTCATATACCCACTGCTCTTTAATAATATCTCTAATAGGTCTTTCAAGATAACACGATATAACACCATAAAATCTCTCCTGTTTAGGTTGTGGGTACATTCTTAAATATTGCGTACGTTCATCAAAATGTATGTCCTTCTTTATTGCTAACATCTTCTCTCTGGTATCCATCCACTCTTTAAGTGAATACCAAGAAACTAAATCAAATCCATAATTGCCTAATGCATAACTAAAATATGTCTGCTGGGCTAGTGTCTGCTCTAAAGTAAATAACGTATTGATACCAGAAGATGAACCTTGTTCAAAGTCTGTTACAGACATAACTTTTCTGTAATCCATTACATCATAATCATATACATTTTGAAAGGTAGTAGCATCAGTAGATACACCTTCTAAAGATAAAGTTTTTCTTTTATTTTGTTTAAAAGCAGAAGATAATGAGCTATTAAACGAAGTAATAGTACTATAAAGAGTCTTATCAAACAATTCAAACTGGTCTATACCATCAGTAAAAGTAGCAGAAAGAGTAGTTGATGCTGCAAACGCTGAAGATAATATAGAGGAAGTAGCTGTAAATATAGACTCTGGCGTCTCACCATAAAATTCTACACTTGGCCCTCTAGGATTTGTACCTGCTACTTTCTTAGCGTTAGTATCAAGATCTGAATTAGCTAAAGTATACAATAGATCTAAACGAATACCTTTATTATCTTCATATAAATTAGAATCAAATATCATATACTCTCTAGTATAGCCTGCATATTTTGTAAAATATTCAACAGCGATTTGAATATTCTCTCTAAGTTGATCTGTATGGATCTCTAAAGAAACGAGAGGGTATCCTAATGATCTTTTAATCCTATCACCTAATCTATCGAAAGTTTCAATCTTATTATTTAGATTTGTTGATAAAAAAGCTGAAAGAGGGGTAATTTCACACGCTAGAGCCATATCATTATTTAGTCGTACAAAAATAAAAATATAGGAGAAAAAAATATGCTCTATATTAAATATTGATATGCCACTTTCAGCAACAGTAGTCCCTTCGGTTTCCGGCGGTCATATGACAGCAGAATACTTATCAACATTCATGACAGATATAGTACCATCTGGTGGTACGTTAATACAAATTCTTGAAACAGGTCCAAGGATGGTATTAATTTACGACGACGGTAATTAAACCTCAGCAGCTGGCTCAACTGGTTCAGCGGCGTCAGGGATATCTCCCTCCGCAGCTTCTCCTCCACCAAACTCAGGAACACCTCCATCAGCTCCAACATCACCTGCAGCTACACCACCGCCCTCACCACCGGCACCTGGCTCGGCAGCAGCAATACTTTCTGCTGCAGCAGCCTCTTTCCAGGACGGTCCAGCGTTTTGTATTTGAGCTAATTCCCATTGAAGCTCCATATCTTTTCTTAAGAACTCTCTGTTAGCAAGAATATCTTTATCTTTCCAACCAAGATATTTCTTCTGAGCATAGGTTGCAGAAACATATTCGTTCGCAGCTAAATTATTATAGTTAGCAGCTTTTAGCTCTAGCTTTTGATTTTCTCTTAATTCGTAAAAGTTGGTAGGTACGTTAAAAATAACTTCTAAATTATTTTCTGTTATATCGTACTTATCGATAATCCCTCTCATTTTTAAGTGAGTGTAGAATCCTCTCTTAATACCTGCAGCAAATCTTTGCTGTTGTCTAACTACAAATTTAGCAAACTTAAGCTCTTCTCTTAACATGGTAGACCCATCAGCTGAAGCTTGATCAGCAGGATCTAATCTTGTAGAAGGTACTTTAAGAGCTCTATATAGCTTCTTAATAAAATACATTAAGTCAGATAACTCCCCGAGATTAGCACCGCCCGGTAACTGGGTTACTGACGTACCTTCTGAACCTTGACGCTTTGCAAACCAGAAAGCATCGAGCATTGATTGTGGGTTAAACTTATTAACCACACTACTTTGATCATTGTCGAATGTTTTCTTTGACCAATAATTTTGTATTAACTTTCTTAAATATGCTTCAGCTTTAGGAGGTGCCATATTACCTACATCAACGTTAAACACTAAACGTTCTGGAGCTCTAACTAGCCTATAAATGACTATAGCATCCTCAATAAGTGAGAGTTGACGGTAAGGTCTTCTAGCATTTTCTAAGAATGGAGTAACAAAGTTTTTCGTTTCATTATAAACACCTGAATTAACATATACAATCTGATTCTCTTCCATAGGAATCATCTCTGTCTTTTCTACCTTTGCAGGATCAGTAACACTAAAAATAGGCTTTTTATATACATACCCCTTTACAAGCATGTTTTGAATATTATTATATACAGGGTCAATTATCTCACCTGGTATATTAATAGCACCCAATATACCCTCGTTTGTATAGTTCTCATGTACTATTAATTCAAAGAACACTTCACCTTCTACTAGTAACTGTCTAAAGAACGACCATCCTTTATTTTTAAGATCGAAGAACTCAATAAATTTACTGAACTCCTTATCAATCTCACTCTTTTCATCAATCGAAAGATCAATATTATCATACAACAACTTAGCAACATCACCACTATCATCTACATTGATAATCTCATCGCATATCTCATCTAAAGCATCCGAAACTTCAGAATATGCTGCCATTATCTTATAATCTTTTAATCTACCCGGCTTATCTGGTGATAAGTTAGCATACATTACATCTCCAAACGAAGTATCCTTACCAAAGTCACCTATTGGGGTAGAATTATAAGGATTAGAAGAAGATACAGAAGTCTTAACAAGAGCGTCCGCTCTTCTCATTCCTGTTTGTTTGAATATCTTATACTTTGGATTTAAAGAATCGTCTTCTGTAGCACCAGCGTATGGAAGTTTATTCTGAATATATTGAACTAAACTTCTTCCAAAGGTTGAAGCACGTCCATCATTTGTTACATAAGATCTATTTTGACCTGGAGATGTTGAAGAGTCAGCCATTATACATATTTATCTAACTATTAATAATAATCACCGTATATATCGGTATTATTAATACTCATATCAAAAACATCATCTTTCGACACATTATCAATATCGTAAGGATCTTCCTCAGTAGGATAAGTCTTACCGTCTGATGTTAGTTGATCTACTAGTGTTGTTGAGAGAGTACCACTAAAAGAATTATCATAAATTTGTTCATTTGCCCTTTCTGAAGATAATCCATTTTCAAATGAGAAGTCATAACGCTTACCTCTCAATCTGTAGACATAATGTCCTAAGACTGGATTAAGTGCTGTAAGGTCTTGATCCATCCTTTCAGTAATTTCATAAAGAACAGACCCCCTATCATTAGGCCTATCACAACCTAATACTGTTAAATCTATTACGTCACCTGCTTTAGGTTCAATAGATTGTCCTACAGAAGAATAATCAAAATATGCAGAAGCTGCAATTGTAAAAGTATCTATATGTACATATGCAGTAAATTCATCACCAGCATCAAAACCAAATTTCGATAAATTAATTGCACTATCATCTAATTCAACATACATTTGAATTCCAGATAAAGGTCCTTGAAACTTTTTGGTTGTATCTTCACCATATAATAGATCAGCAGCTGATAAATTAAAAGTATTAATATAATAATCTACTGGTAATCCAAAATTGTTAATAAGGTCACTAAAAGCTTGGTCATACACTAATTGCTCTGCTTGTAAATTGGATGGGTTAACAAGCTGACCACATGCGGGTATAGCCGTAGCAGCTAGAACTTCTTCTGGTGTGCAATTTAACCTATTTTCATTACAGACTGACATATTATTTTTTGTTTAGTACTCCACAACTATTACCTTCTTCATCCTCATACATTTTACACTCTACATTAGAGTTTCCTAGGCTTTTTATTTGACCAGGTGCATAATCTACTTCATAATCATTAAGCAGTTGTTGAAGGGGTAAGCCCATTAATTTAATTTGTGACGCGGATCCCCTTAATAAATTATTTACATGATGATTTTTATGAGTGTAATCTTTATTCTGGGTAGTTAAATGCTTTTTATCAAAACCAAGTCTATTGGGATCCTTATTACCCACTTTAAATTTTAAAAGCTTTTCTCCCTGATAGTATTCAAAAAATTTTTTAAAGCTTTTCATACCTATATTTATTAAAAAAAGCCCGGAGGCGTACCTCCAGGCTTTATTTTATTGTTAAGCTTTGTTATTCTTTATTCGAAAGCGCCTTGACCGGCTTTAAGATTACCGACTTTATTGTTTTTTCCGTCGTTATAATGTGTGTTCATTGCTGAACCTGGATCAACTTTTCCAGAAGCGCCTTTTGCAGAAGCTGCTCCTTTAGATTTTAAATTACCTACTTTGTTGTTCTTTCCGTCATTATAGTGAGTATTCATTGCAGTGGGGGCACCCTCTTCATCCTCCTCAAACTCTTCATATTCACCGTTCTCTTCTGGAGCTTCAGCTTCAAAGTCTACTTCATCTCCATCATCGTCTTCATCTCCGCATGCAGCTTTAAGAACGTCGCATAATTGCTGTGCCATTTCTTTGTCTAAAGTAATTGTTACTTCATCGTCACCAGCCTCTGCATCTGTTTCTGCATCTGCTAATCCGAGTGCATCGAGATCATCTTCACCTGCTTCTTCGTTTGCAAACGGAAAGTTCTCATTAACCATCACCTTATCATAAAGTTTATCGAATACTGATTTAGTCGCCATAAAATTATTTAGGCTCTCCTTTGCAATTTTCTCTGTTTCTTCTGAATTTTCTTCACTTTCTTTACCTTTTTTCTTATCTTTAGCAGCCTTTTTCATAGACTCCTTCTTATCACCATCCTTATCTAAATCAATATAGTCTGGTTTTTCATTGTCTTCTTCGTCTTCCTCACCAACGATTCCAGAATAAGCATTTCCCTTACCAGTAGGCAATGGACCATCAGTTTCTATTCCAGGATCATCTTCACCGCCGTAAGAATATCCTCTTACATTATACGGATTCTTACCTTTTTTAATCTTAGTTACATCAACTTCTGACTCTTTAAATCCACCTCTTTCAGTTGGACCACCTTGCTTTTCTAAATCAGCATTTCCTATTTCACCTACAGGTACATTTTGTTCAGTTACAACAACTTTATTGAGAACATCACTATATATTTCTCCTAGATTAGTGAGATCATTGTTTTTAGACATACAATTATTTATACTAGAGATAAATATTTTACATGCCTCAGCAAGATAATATGTATTATATGGGTAATAAAAACTTACCCAACGTTAAT